AGCCTAAATGAACGCCCCGCCCGAAATGGTCCCGCCGGTCTGACAGGTGCCCTCGAGGCCCATGCTGTACAGCAGGCCCGTCGCAAAGCTCCCCATTGCAAGCCAGTACCAAACGCCAGATTTGATTCTCATGCGGATTCTCCTTTCTCAACAGTAGGGAAGAACAGCTCCCCGATTTCGTCCTGCCGGATGTCCAACAGTTCACAAATTGCTACGATCTCTTTACTTGTCCACGGCTGGTGCCCGTTCATCCGGGCGCTCATAGTGTACCGGCCAATGCCGCTATGTTCAGCGACTTCCTGATCGCGGTAGCCGCAGCTGTGGAACCGCCCCCGCAGCTTCCAGTACGGAATCTGCCGGAAGGTGCCCTGTACGACCTTCATCATGCTTTTTCGACCTCTTTTCTTTGATGTGTGCCAGCCGTGCAGGCTGGTTCTTGTCCCAGCGGGCTTCCCGCCAGTATTTGTTCCGCCCGTTCATCAGGCGGTCTCCTTGCCAAGACGCTGCTCCTTCTCCTGCTCGCTCAAAAGCTCGCGGGGGTCAACGTTCAGCGTGTCGGCAATGGCCTTGAGCGTCCGGGGGCTGGTGCCGCCCTTCTTTTTGATGTAGTAGTAGGTGGCCCGCTCAAGGCCAGCAGCCTGCATCAGCTCGGTAACATTTACTCCCCGTAAAATCATCAGGGATTCAATTTTTTTCATGCTTACCTTCAAATTATCACCTTCTTTCACGCTTCCAGCCGCTTTGCCCGGACATTCAGAAACTGGTTCACAAAGTAAATCTGTCCCTTCCCCGTGACTTTCGGGGTCTTGTTGATGCTGGTGTGGCCGTCCGAGTGCACCACGGTGGTCTCCTTGATCTCAAACAGGCACATTTCCACGGCCCGCTGGGTGGGCATATTATAGTCGCTGCGCTTGGGGTCGCGGATCAGATAGCCGTGCTCCCGCATCCAGCTGAACAGCCGGTTCTGCCCGATCTGCACACCGTTCTGGCACAGCAGTTTTGCCAGCTCACCTACAAGGATGCTCTTCTTGCTGGCGCTTACAGCATCCGCAAAGATGCCCTTCGGGGTCAGCTCTGCAATCTGAGCGTCCTTGTGTTCCAGCTCGTCGTGGGCGGCAATAAGGGCCTGCGCCATCAGCTCCGCGCGGGAAAGCTGCGGGCGCTGTGCCAGCTGCTTCTCCATCTGGTTGAAGGCCTCGATGTACTTGAGCTTCCACTGCACGGCTTCCTTGCCGGTAAAGCCCATGGCCAGCAGGGAAAAGCCGTCACGGTTCATCAAGTATTCCGGGAATTTCTGGCCGCGATACTCGAACTCGGTCTCGTGGAAGAATTTAGTAGCCGAATTTTCGGCCACTAAAAGTTGACGAATAGCCGCCAGAACGTGCTTATGCTCCTTGCCAAAGCGCTTGGCAACGTCCCGGCTGGATGCCACTGGTTCGCCGTTCTGGGTGGATAAGATAATGTCGTCCATGTGGATTTGTACCTCCTTGTATTCACTTCACTTTCGCTGTAAAATAAAAAGACGGAAAGGAGGTGAATGGAAAAATGATTTTTGAAAATTTTTTAAGAATGCATGGTCTGAATATGCAAATTGAGCGAGATGGTGAAATTATTGCAACCGTTCCAGGTTTGCCAAACCGAGAAACGGCAACGAACCGTCAGTACGTTGGATTTCGCCCAAAAACCGATATTAAAATAGACGATGTTATTATCACTCCGGCCAATGAACGGCTTTATGTAACGGAAACGCAGGCATCGTTCTTCCAAAAGCAGCAGGAAGAAATAAAAGCGTTCTATATGACCGAAGTCGAGAAAAAGCGAAAAGAAACCGAACAGCGTCAGAGTAATATTTATAATATCGGTACAGCTTACGGTTCTGTAATTGGACCAGCCAATACAGCGACCATCAACTACCAGACGAATTTTCAGGAACTGCGGGAAATGGCAGAAGCTGAAGATGCACCGGACAAAGAGCAAGTCCAGAAGTTAGTTGATCTTGTTGAGATGATCGTAAATGACCAGATTCCTCCGCAGAAGGGATTGTTGTCCAAGTTTTCCGAAACGATGGAACGTCACTCGTGGATTACAAGTGCTGTTGCATCTGCGCTTGTATCGTGGTTGACACAACTTCCGCACTGATCTCGATGGTCAAGTTTAACAATGCTTTTCCATTGCTGGACTGAACCAACGAATAATCCTTCACGTTCTGGATAACCGTTCCGTCTATCTGGCAGCTAAAACGATTGTCCAAGTGCGACAGCTGAATCTCTTGCGCCCCGCGCTTCTCTTCCTTAGGAGCGTGGGGCCTTTTGCTGTTGCTCATCTTCTTCACCTCCTTTGGATGAACTTGCAAAAGTGTAATTAAATTCCACTTTTCTTGCAAAAAAATATGGAATCACGCTGCTGCATGTCCATGCCGAGAGTATTGGCCAGAGTGTCAATTTCACTGGCCTTAAACTCGGTCTCGTTATCAATTTTCATCTGCAAAGCATACGGTGTCAGGCCCATAATTTCGGCAATGGCCTTATATTTAAGCCCGGAATCTGCAATGATGGAACGCAGCGCATTGGTGTCGGTCATGGTTGTCACCTCCTTTCAAAGTGGAATTGAATTCCACTAACCACATAATAGCACCGAGTGGAAATAAAGTCAACCTTTTTTGAGGAAAAAATAAAAAATACTTGAATATTATTCCACTCTATGATAAGATAAGAGCGAAGGTTGGTGATTTTATGGCAACTCTATACGACAGAATCAAAAGCCGCCGCACGGAGCTTGGCTTAACAGTCGAAGAACTGGCTCACAAGATGGGCTATAAAGATAAATCTTCTATAAGTAAGATTGAAAATGGTAAAGCCGATATCCCACAATCAAAAATTGCAGCATTTGCTGATGCGCTGCAGACCACCCCCGCCTACCTGATGGGCTGGGAAGAACAGCCGGAGCCCAAGAAGCCCACCATCCCCCCGGGCTTTGAGCCGATGCCAAAGATGAAGAAGATCCCGCTGATCGGAGCCATTGCCTGCGGGGAACCCATCACGGCAGAGCAGAACATTGAAAAAATGGTGGACGTGCCGGAGAACATCCGGTGCGATTTTTCCCTGACCTGCCACGGTGACAGCATGGTAGATGCCGGCATCCATGATAAAGATGTGGTGTATATCCGCATCCAGCCGGAGGTGGAGAACGGAGAGATCGCCGCAGTGCGCATTGACGGCGAAGCCACCCTCAAGCGGGTATATTACAACCCAGGCACGCTGACCCTGATGCCTGCAAACCCGGCCTATGCGCCTATGATCTATACCGGCTCCCAGCTGGAAGAGGTGCACATTGAGGGCAAGGCCGTAGGCTGGACGCACTGGGTGGGGTGATTTTGGATTATCGGAGTCATTCCAGTCTATATAGCGAAGGAGTGTTATGTATGAAGAAAACTATGAAAAAGACCGCTGCAGCACTGTGCATTGCCGCAACGCTTATATCTGTGGCAGCGCCGGCAATGGCTGTCAGCCCAGCAGAATATATGAGCACAGCCGCTCTTGAAGAATGCAATACTGCGACGGTAGCGCAGGTGGAAAGCCTGATCAACCAAATCGGAACCGTCACGACTGCCCGCCGCCCGGCAATTGTGGCTGCTGTAAATGCCTATAATGAATTGGACGATGCAAGCAAGGCGCAGGTCAGTAACTTTGCGGTGTTGGCAGAAGCCCAGCAGGTGCTTGGACTGAAAGACGCTCTTGCAAAGCTGAAAATCAGTTATGATAAGGTCGAGGACGCAAGAAGCTATGTGTCACCCACGGAAGACCGACTGAGCAATCAAGGCAAAAGCTATATACTGCCCTTCTTTGTAAATGGCAGCACCAATGATCCGTCAATGTTTTTCATGGTTCTGTGTAGCGGCAACAAATATGTGTACTTGGACACGATTACGATTCGCGCGGGCGAGTATAAATATACCTACACGATTGATTGGACGGATGTGGATCGTGGCTATGATGGAAAGCAGTACTGGGAACTGACATCTTTTATGGGCGATGATGAAGATATCCAGTGGTTTAAGAATATTTTGAGCGCTGATGAAATCATTATCCGATACAGCGGCGATGGTGGCAGCATCGACCACACAGTCTCCCCCGAAGAGCGTCAGGCGATTACGGATGTTTTGAACGCATATGATCTGTTCAAGGCAGCAAGCCCGACTGTGCGCGCAAAGGCTTTGAATAACTGATGTGAACTAAACAAAAACGCCCCCGGTGCTGCGAACACCGAGGGCGCAGAAGGAGAAAATACGGGATGACAAAAGATACCGAAAAGGTCTTGCTGAAACTTTATCGTGCATACACGGAGCGCCGCAAAACCTTGCCGAAGTCTCAGGCAAAATACTTTGCATCAGAAGATGTGTCGGCTGCATTGCCGGGGATTCCGTGGGATGACGTGAGAGAGGCGCTTGCGGAACTGCGTGATGATGGCTATATCGACCTTTACATGATGGGTGCCTGCGATCTGTTTCCGAAGGCTATCGAGTACGGCGAAACGGCTGTCGAACGCGGCATTGACAAGGCGCTGGATGTGTGGAGTAAACTCCATTAACCGAGTTTCAGTTTGTCCACCGAAATGTTCAGCGTCATATCTGCGAGGGGATGGCCCGCATCGCACTGGATGGAGAAGCCTTTGACGCGATGGACTTCAACACCGTTCAACTTCATTTTGAAGTCTTTTTCGTCAAGATAAAGTTCGACGGCATTCTGACGCTCTGACATGATAGCACCTTTCTTTCTGTGTATGAATGAAAAGATTCGTTCACGTTCATTATACATCAAAATTATGCTAAAGTATAGCATAATTTTGATTTGCACAAACAAATAAAAAAACCTCCCCCGGTGTTACCAGCACCGAAGGAGGTTTCCGAACCGCTTGCCCGAAGGCGTCACGGCTCTGTACAGTAGATTTTGGCGAACCTCTGCACAGACTATGATACCACCTCCGGGCAGGCTTGTCAAAGTGTACCCTTGTGTATGGAGGCGGATTTTATGAAAAAACGGGTCAACACGGCATTTTGGGTGGAGAAGGAAAAACGCTGGTGTATCGCGGTGCAGAAGAACGGCACCCGCAAACGGTTTTACAGCAGCACGCCTGGCCGCACCGGCCAGCGGGAAGCCAACGCAAAGGCCGATGCCTGGCTTGACGATAGCATCCGGGACGGCAAGAAGAAGGTAGCTGCCCTCTATGCCCAGTGGGTAGAAGAACTGAAGCTCACCTGCGGCACATCCTATGTTGAGCAGTGCAAGAAATACGGAGATTACTATATTCTGCCTGTCTGTGGGGACATCCGCATTGACGAGCTGACCGAAGGCGATCTGCAAAAAGCCATCAATATGTCTTTCAAAAAGCGATGCCTTAAAAAGGAGCGTCAGCGTAGGTCAAGCGACAAGCCTTTGAGCCGCAAGACCCTTATGACGATCCGCTCAACGGAGATCAGCTTTTTGAAATGGTGCCGCCGGAACAGGTACAGTACGATGTTCCCTGAGCTGTCTATCCCGAAGAATGCCCGCATGGGGAAGAAAAAGATTTTACAGCCGACCGCTTTGAAAGTCCTGTTTGATGTGGACACCCGCCTTTACTATGGCAAGCTGGTCTTTGACGAGTATATCTATGCCTACCGGTTTGCAGTTGCTACAGGTGTACGCCCCGGTGAACTTGTGGGGCTCTGGTATGGTGACGTCAAAGGGAACACGGTCAATCTGCGCCGCAGCATCAACCGGTTGGATGAGGAAACCACCGGCAAGAACGAAAACGCCATTCGCTCATTTGATATGGGCGAGGAAGCCCATGAGGCCTACGAAGCGCAGGTGGCCTTGCTGAAGGCTTCCGATATCCCGCTGAACTATACCACCCCTTTGTTCCAGATCCCGAACCAGAGGGCTTTATTCAAGCGCTGGAAGAAGTACCAGCGTGACAATGGCATTGAGCCTCAGGTCACGCTGTATGAGATGCGACACACTTTCGTCAGCATTGAATCAGGCGTATTGACCGACAGCCAGCTGAAGATGCTGGTCGGTCACAGCAAGAACATGGACACTGCCGGAGTGTATCGGCACGAGCTTGACGGTCAGAGGGAAGATCTTGCTGCCGCTACCACCGCGGCATTCAAAAAGGCACAGGCCTGACTCTGGTAACAGTTTCGGTAACACTCTTTTTTGTAAACGTAGCAAAATACATGGGTTACAAACCAACCCCACTACATTTTTAGCAAGTGTTTAGGCGCGTTGCAGATATGTTTTTGACGTCACTCAATCATTTTTTATTGTTCGACCCCCATCGCCTCCACCAACAAAAAGCACCTGGATTCGTTGAAATCTGGGTGCTTTTCTTTTTGCTGAAACTGGTTTATAAAGCACTCCATAGCACAGAACGATTCGCTATTAGGGCGGCTTTTGTCACAATTTGTACGTATTTCCAGCAAAACAGAATGATTGTATAAAATTTATACACCCGCTAAAGTTTGTTTGTTGTCTGCTGCGGCGGCGCGGGGTATACTGTTGCCATAAGGACGGCGCAAGGATGCCGAAAAAAAGCAATAAAAAGCAGGGAGGCTTTTCTATGTACTATTCCAGTGGCAACTATGAAGCATTTGCAACTCCTAAAAAGCCGGAGGGTGTTGATCATAAATCTGCATATATCATTGGTTCCGGTCTGGCCGCACTGACGGCTGCATGTTATCTGGTGCGTGACGGCCAGATGAAGGGCGAGCATGTGCATGTGTTTGAGAAAGACCCCATCCCCGTCGGTGCCTGCGACGGCTACAAATACGATATCGGTTACGTGATGCGCGGTGGCCGCGAGATGGATAACCACTTCGAGGTCATGTGGGATCTGCTGCGCTCCATTCCGTCTCTGGAGACCGAGGGTGCCAGTGTGCTGGATGAGTACTACTGGCTGAACAAGGAAGACCCCAACTATTCACTGTGCCGTGCTACCGTCAACCGCGGCGAGGATGCCCACACCGATGGCAAGTTCGGCCTGTCTGATAAGGGTGCTATGGAGATCATGAAGCTCTTCTTCACCCCCAACGAGCAGCTGCAGGATAAGAAGATCACCGATTTCTTTGATGATGAAGTGCTGAACTCCAACTTCTGGCTGTACTGGCGCACCATGTTTGCCTTTGAAAACTGGCACAGTGCTCTGGAAATGAAGCTCTACCTCAAGCGTTATATCCACCATATCGGCGGTCTGCCGGATTTCACCGCCCTGCGCTTTACCCGCTACAACCAGTATGAATCTATCATCCTGCCCATGGTCACTTACCTGAAGGACCACGGCGTGCAGTTCCACTATGAGACCAAGGTCGTGGACGTGAAATTTGATATCAATGGCAAGCGCAAGCAGGCAAGCAGCGTGGTTGTGGAGCACGCAGGTGAGATCAGCTCCATTGACCTGACCGAAAATGATCTGCTGTTCATCACCAACGGCGGCTGCGTGGAAAGCTGCACGATGGGCGCACAGGACAAGGCAGCAGGCTTTGATCCCACCATCAAGCCGGGCAACGGCTGGGATCTGTGGAAGAAGATCGCTGCACAGGACCCCGCATTCGGCAATCCTGAAAAGTTCTGCTCCGACCCCGAACATTCCAACTGGGAAAGCGCCACCATCACTACGCTGGACGACAAGATCCCGCAGTATATCCAGAAGATCTGCAAGCGTGACCCGTTCAGTGGCCACACCGTCACAGGCGGCATCGTCACCGTTAAGGACTCCAACTGGCTGCTCAGCTGGACGCTGAACCGTCAGCAGCAGTTCCGAGACCAGCCCAAGAACCAGCTGTGCGTCTGGGTCTACGGCCTGTTCAGTGATAAGCCCGGCAACTACGTCAAAAAGGCCATGCGCGACTGCACCGGCAAGGAACTGTGCATGGAGTGGCTGTACCATATCGGTGTGCCCGAGGATCAGATCGAAGAGCTGGCCGAGCACAGTGCCAACACCATCCCGGTCATGATGCCGTATATCGATGCATTCTTTATGCCGCGTGCGATGGGCGACCGTCCTGATATCGTGCCGGAGGGTGCTGTCAACTTTGCCTTCCTGGGTCAGTTCGCCGAGACCGGCCGTGACACCATCTTCACCACCGAATACTCCATGCGCACCGGTATGGAAGCTGTGTACACCCTGCTGGACATCGACCGCGGTGTGCCCGAGGTCTGGGGCAGCACCTATGATGTACGTGCCCTGATCGATGCAACGGTCAAGCTGCGCGACGGCAAGAAGATCACCGACATGGATCTGCCGCTCATCCCGCGCCTTGCCATGAAGGAAGCTTTGAAAAAGATCGAGGGTACCGACCTTGAGAAATTCCTCAAGGAATACAATGCGATTTGAGCTCGTTGCTCTGATCCATTTTTGAATCCCCTTTGAAAACAGCCCGCTTTTGCAGTCAACGACTGGCTGCAGATGCGGGCTGTTTTTTGCCCTGAAAAGGAATAATGTTGCACAAAAAGTGCGACTTAGTACCGTGAATTATGAACAAATTGTGCGATTCCGGGTTGTTCTTGGGTGTTTTGTGTGTTATGCTTAATATAACAAGCGTCGGGCTGGTTCTGTGCGCCCGATAAAAACAAAAGAGAGTTTTAAGAGGAGGTCGTTTTTCCATGAAACAGCTTATCTCCCGCCGCAGCTTCCTGAAGGCCGCAGGTGTCACAACGGCCGTTGCTGCCGTAAGTCTGGGCGCACCCGCTGCGTCTGCATGTTACCCCGGCAGCTTTAAGGACATTACGATCCTGTACACCAACGATGTTCATACTTACATCGACAAAAAATCGCCGGAACTGACCTATGCTGCCATCGCAGCTTTGAAAAAGAGCTATCAGGATGCAGGCAAAAATGTCCTGCTGGTAGATGCGGGCGACCATATTCAGGGTACCGCATATGGCTCCATGGACGAAGGTGCATCCATCATCCAGCTGATGAACGCCGCTGGCTACGATGTTGCAACTCCCGGCAACCATGAATTCGACTACGGCATGGCCCGTGCAAAAGAGGTAATGGCTGAGGCAGATTTCCCGTACCTCTCCAGCAACTGGGTCAATCTGCCGCTGGGCAACCGCGTTCTGCCGGATGTCAAATACTTCACCATCGGCGGCCGCGTGATCGCATTTGTGGGCATCACCACGCCCGAGACCTTCACCAAGTCTACTCCGGCTTACTTCATGGATAAGAGCCAGAGCCGCTATATCTATGATATTCTGGGCGGTGACGACGGCCAGAAGCTGTACAAGGCTGTGCAGAAGTCCATTGATAAGGCCAAGGTTCTGGCTGACTACGTGATCGGTCTGGGCCATCTGGGCGTTGATCCTTCCTCTTCGCCCTGGACCAGCAAGGAAGTCATCGAGCACACCTCCGGCTTCGATGCATTCATCGACGGCCATTCTCACACCAAGATGGAGTGTGAGTGGGTGAAGGATCTGTCCGGCAAGGCTGTCGCCCTGACCCAGACTGGCTCTTATTTTGCAAATGTTGGCGAAATGACCATCAAGGCTGACGGCTCCATTGCCACCCGTCTGATCGCCTCTTACGAAGGCTCCGACAGTGCCGTTGCCGATATCCAGAACGCATGGGTCGCTTCTGTGGACGACATGCTGGGTGAGAAGATCGCTGTTGCCGATACGAACTTCTACATCTCCGACCCCGAGACTGGCAAGCGCCGCATCCGCATGGCAGAGACGAATCTCGGCGACTTCGTGGCCGACGGCATTTACTCCTACTTCAATGAGGTGGAACAGCTGCATTGTGACATCGCTATCATGAACGGCGGCGGCATCCGCGCCGATGAGAAAGCCGGCTACTGGACCTTCAAGACCTGCAAGCAGGTCAGCCCGTTTGGCAATGTGGCCTGTCTGATGTCTGTCACCGGCAAGCAGATCCAGGATGCACTGGAGTTTGCAGCCCGCTTTGCCGGAACGGAAAAGGAGAACGGCGGCTTCCTGCATGTGGCAGGCGCTTCCTACGAGATCCACGCCGATATCCCCAACACCGTGCAGACCGACGAGAAGAATGTCTGGATTGGCAGTGCCACCGGCACTCCGCGCGTGCAGAACGTGAAGATCTACAACAAGGCTTCCGGTACTTATGAACCGCTGGACGAGAGCAAGACCTACGCTCTGGCTGGCATGAATTACACTCTGCGCAATCTGGGCGATGGCTTTGCCATGTTTGATGGCGCAGAGCTGATCAAGGACTATGTGTCTGAGGATTACCTTGTGATGTCTACCTATGCCATGACCTTTGGCGGTGTAGATGCAGAGGGTCTGCCGCATCTGACCACCGCAAACAGCCCGCTGGCCGATTACCCGGGCTATCTGCTGGATTACGAGAATCCCTACGGCGCAGGCCGCATCAGCATCCTGTAA